CCGTCTGCTGATAGCTCTTGTTCAATAACCTTGGCAATTCTACTATCTGTATCTCTAGCCTCAGGGTCGTACCATGAGTTTTTACGTAACCAAGCTTTAGCGTTTTGTTCTACTTCTTTAGCCATAGGAGTAGGAACGTTTTGATTAGGCTTTTTAGCTTCGTTAAGTTGTTGTTTTTTAAAATGGTTCAATTGTTGTAGACGTTGTTTAGCGTCTGTCAATTGTTCCAAGTATTCTATTTGAGCTGCGGCATCACCACTTTGCGCTGCCTGCAACATTTTCATTTTAGCGTACTCAACTCGGGTCGCTTCATCTTCTAGTGTTTTATCTAGTTGCGCCATTTTAAATGACGCAGCACTGCTTTCTAAATTAACTAGACGACGTGCAAGTTCTTCGTTACGCTTTTCTAACGCGCTGATTTTATGTTTAGCAGATGCATCGCGTTGTTTTGTTAATTCTTTTTTGAGTCTACGCTCTTCTCGGCGAGCTTCGCGGATCTTCTCACGCTCTTCCTCAGACTCATCACTTTCTTCTTGACCTTCTTCGTCTTGGTCATCACTGTCTTCGTCTGTCTGCCCACCACCGTCATTTTCGGTATCTAGCTCAGTATCAAATTCTTCTTGAGCGTTTTCTTCTACCTTGGCTGAAACGGAGCCATCTTCATTTTCCCTAATAGGAACGTCTTTATCTGCCATTTTTCTATCCTTTATACAAAGTTAATCTACAAAAGCTTTCATGCGTTGTGCATGTTCGAAAGATTTTACTTTAGAAATAATCTCTCGAGCTTGTAGTGTAATAAACACAACCGGAGCTCCTTCATCACCCGCATCAACCACGTAACGATCTCCACCGTATTTGATTGTGCGAACTAGGTCACCCACTTGGCACCAAGGACCTTCGATCCACGGTGTTAAATCATTTAAGTTTTTGTATGCTAGAGGTCCAATTTGGATTACTTTAGCTACTGTCTCATTAAATTTAATGGTTTGTGTTGTCTCGTCTACCAATATGATCCCACCTTTGGATGTTGTCTTTTCGCGACGTAGTTGCACTAACACGCGATCCCCCAACACTTCAATACCGGGTTCTACCATTGGAAAACATTCTAGTTCTGAACGTAAATCCGGCTCGTCCGTAGCCTTCAAATCATACGCAGCCATTCGGCTACCTCCTTAAATTTTATTGTTGATCTTCGTCATCTTCAGTCATTAACGTGTTGAGTACATCCAACGACGTTTGTAAACCTTGATAATTTCCAACAAGACGTTGGTAAGTCTCAAAGTTTATTGCATGACCCGCGGTTAACGATTCCGCTATTCTTGCTTGCTCAGTCTTTACCAGACCGATAAATTCAGATATAATGTCTCTCATACATGTACTAATACATACATGTATGAAAATCCGCCCTAATTAATAGAAATTTCCGCCGCCAATTTCATTTAAGTTCTTATCTGGACCTACTTTTGAAGGTTTAGCCATTTTTGCTTGAGCCGCGCCTTTTTTCCAGTTGTTGTCACGATGTGATCCTGACGCACCTGATTCTACCTTTTGATCTGGACCACCAGCGTATCCTGGTGTACCTGTCATTTTATATGCCTTACGAAAACCTAATTGGTCTGCCATGTTATTCTCCTGTTGGTGTTTGCTGTTGTTGTGCTTGTGCTGCTAATTGTTGCTGTTGTTGATCCACTTGATGCGTTTGATCTTGTTGCTGAGTTACCATATCTACTTGATGTTGACGCGCTTGTTGTTGCGCTTCTTGAGCATGTTGTGCTTGTTGTTGCGCTATTTGAGCTTGCTGATCAAACGCTTGTCTTTGAACCTCTAACCCATGTTGGCGAATATCAGACTGCGCCTCTTGGGATGCCATTAATGCTGTTTGATCTTGCTCGTGTTGCATTGCCAATTGGTCTGATGATAATCCAGCCTGGGCTGAAATTTCAGCAATACGCTCCCTAGATGAGTTATTGAGGTCAGCCATAGCAATTTGAGTTGCGTTATGGTTTGAGTCAATCTTAGTTTGCGTATCATACTTAGCCTGCAACTCTTGCATTTTTTGTTGAAGTTCTGCAATTTTAATTTGATACTCTTGTTGATTTAGAGCATTATCTTGTTGCATCTTAGCTTGTGACTCATCTGCTTTACGTTTAGTCTCTGCCATTTGTGTTTGCATAATAACGTTAGCTGTTGGATCAGAAGACATTGCTTTTTGTTGTTGCTGTTCATGCATTTGTGATACTTTTTGTGCTAACGCATTGATTTGTTGCATGTACGGAGCCAAGATTTGTTGTGAGTCTTGGTCTACCATTTGACTTGCTAATGCAATTGCTTGTTGCGCTGGTTGATCTAATGGTTTTTCTTCATTCAAATTAAATGGATCTTTACCTTGAGCCGCATGTGCTACGTATGCACGCATTGATTGTAAATAGTGCATTGTTAAATGTTGTTTAATATGTTCTAATACAAGCGGGCTAAATGTTGGTCCAGCTAGTGGAGATCCGCCATATGCCGGGTTGTTTGCATAAGCCAAATGTGTTTGGATGTGCGCAATATGATCTTGATCCGGATAAGCTGCTGCCGGACGACCCATAGTCATTGACACATTTTCTAATACCGGGTTAGACTCTGTAGCTCCTTGTGGGTTTGGCAAAATCTCGTTAATTGACGGTACTTTTAATTGTTTTAACACACGTTGGTACATTGCGCGTATGTCAAACATCCCTGGAGGCGCCTCTTTAGCCATCTGTAAGATAGCTTGATTCTGAGCTAAACGTTGTGTCTCAGAAAAAATGTTAGGGTCTGATACAGGAGATACATCGCTGTTATTAGCAAAGTCACGTACTTCAATCTCTTCTCCAGATTGATTGTCCATTTCACTTAAGTACCAATGGTTGATACGTGAAATGATGGCTAGTGACTTAGCCTGTGATCTGTGTAAGCGTGCGTGAATGCTAGAGAATACTTTGGCACCTTGCTCAATCAACGCCTGTGTTGTACCTACCGGCATGTTGCTTGTTGCATCGCCAATCTTTTCTTCGGCAGTGGTAACAACACCTTTGGCCGCGTCGGTTAACCAACCTAGTAAATTAAATAGTACAGTTGATGGTGGATTGAATGGCATAGGCATTGCGATCTTACGAATATCATCAATGCCAGGTGCTCCCTCAATTTCCATTACTTGGGTTGGTTCGATCCTATCGCTTTGGCCACCAATGCGCCCACCTTTGAGCTTAAGCATCGTTTGGCTGTTACTAATGTGCGCAGCGTCCATAAGAGCACGTAAAGCGCCAGTAAGGGCAGCAGACAAACCGCCAATGAGATGAGGGAGACCGATAGCATAAGCGCCACGCCAAGGGATAAATTTGAATTCGACGTACCAGTCAAGTTTCGTGAGTTTTTCGTCATTTGCTTCCCAGTTACGGTAAAGTGCCAATACTTCGCCACTTGACTCGTCAATAGTTAAAATATACGGTGCACGTTTGCCATCTGTTAAATCGTCATCTTCCAAACGAATAAACCAAGTACTCTCATAAATCCGACGCATTTCGTCAATATTTTCTGATGGTAGGTCTTTGCCTTCAATCTTATCGTTGGCTTGTTCAGATCTAGTTTGGTTATCCAACGGTGCGTTAGATGTGTATTCTGAGTGAATATCTCGGTAAATGCCTTGCTCAATACGTTGCATATACACATCGCGTGTAATGTCTTGAACTTCTGTTACACGCGGTGATGTGTAAAAATTAGTAGAAGAGTATGGAAGTAATACATTATCAATTGGTACCCATTCACTCGTTGGGCGTTTTTGTTCTGAGTCGTAGCGCCATTTGAGAAATTGTGATCCTCCCAATGGTAATTGAGTGAGCAATTGCTCCATCTCGTCACGATACTCGGGTACTTGTTCCGATAGTTGCCAATTAAGAAAATTAACCTTACGATCTGCGGTTTCTTCTTTTTTGGTGTCCGCTTCGCCTTTGATACTGGATTTAACCATACCGTCAGGAGGGAGAAGTTCTTTGGCTGATGAAGCTGCAAAGTCAACGCATGACTCTGCCATGACTGGGTGGACGACTTTTGAGGCGCCATCAAACGTGGCGCCACCAGGTGCGTCTTTGCCCAACCCTGTACGGCGAAGACCTTCTTCGTATTGTTTATCACGTTGTTTACGTGACTCTTGGTCTACGTCAATGTAATCTAAGTATTCGGTAGCCAATGACATTAAGACGTCATCATCTAATACTTCGGCTAAGTTTTCATAAAACTCAGGATCTTTTTGTGGTCCGCTAGTAGGTTTAAAATTAACTACTACCGATCCGTCTTCCAATTCGATAACTTCTTGATGCGCTTGGTCATCATCTAACCCAAGCTCCTCGGCAAACTCTTCGGTTTCTTTATCTTGATCTGTTGCTAACTCAAGGTCTTCTTCGCGATCATCTAATGCAGGTAAATTTCCGCCAGCTTGAATTGGTAGTTTTGGTTGTGCCATATTATTTGATTAAACCTAGAAATATTTTATTGGAAATCATAAGCATACTAATGCATATTTGTAAAATATTCCGCCCTACATTGTGTAAGGATTTTCAAATCGCTTGTTACGATCATCGGCATATGAATAATCTCGAGCTGGTAAATAATCTAGTTGGATCCAGCCTGAGTCTCGTAATACACGAAGGGCTTGTGATAATGAGTCAACATAGTCAGCATGCCCACCTGCTTCTGGAAATGAACACAC